TGATATGAAAGCAGATCAAGCTCTTGTTGATAATCAATTTCGTAATGATTCCTTTGAATATCAAGCTGAACAGAAACGTAAAGCAGATAGAGCAGCACTAGTTAAGTCAATTGTTGGAGCTGGACTTTCTTTCCTTCCTGGAATCGGAGGATTAGGTGGTTTGATTGGTGGAGCAATTGGTGGTGCAGCAAGTTCAGGAATAAACCACGGATTAGGTGGAGGTGAATAATGTATAATTATGGACAGACATCTATTAATGATCCTATGATTAGACAGAATGCAATTCAGAATTTATTTATGCAATTGCTTTCTCAGGATGATGAAACTTTAAATAATTTAAACTCTTCATTATTTCCTAATCCTGGACCAATACAACAGCCTGATCCTTATGGAAATCAAATGCCATTTAGACCAGCACCTTCACCAACTATGCCTAATATTCCACGTGATCCGTATGCACCTTATGTAGAGGAACAGGTGCAAGGAACTTTTGGTACGAGGCCACCGATTTATAGAAATCCTTATGCTCCTATTCCTCAAGTTCCACGTGGAACAACTACTAACATTCCACGTTTAATGCCTACACGTGCTGATGTTGTTAGGTTCGGAGGTATCTTTTAATTATGAGTTATTTTCCTGATCCAAATGCTATGTCAGGTGTGGTAAATAGAGCAGGAACACCAGCAATCAATCCAAACGCTAGTGATCCTAGGGCTGCGCTCCAGGCTCTACTTGCTAACAATGGTGCGGTTCCTAGTGCTCCTGCTCCTTCGGGATTACAAAGTATTCTTCAAGCTGTTGCTCAAGCCGGTGCTGTTGGATTATCAAATGATCCAGGACAAGCGTTAGCTGCACAAGTTGCACAACAACGTGATCAGCAAGCTAAAGCAAAACAAATAGAGGATGCTAGAAACTTTGAAGTATCAATGCAGAATAGGCAAGTTGCTATTCAAGATCTTCAGAATCAAATTGCAGAACAAAGAACTATTGAAGCTGAAACTAGATCTGAAGGTAGACAGATTAAGAAAGAGGATCGTGATTATAAACGAATGATCGAAGATGAAGATCGTAAGTATAATTATGAAACTAAATTGATTGATCTGAAAGATAAGAATGAATTTAACACTAGAACTAAATTAGCTGAACTTGAGATTGCAGGTAAAGAGAAACTTCAACGAGATCATAATGAGTTTGTCAAAGAACTTGATGAAGTTAAGATGAAGGATAAACAACTAGGTGATCAGTTAGAACTTAGTATGAGCTATGGTGCTTATGGTATGTCTGATGAACAGGCATACGAAATTGCAGGTAAACGTAGACGTGGAGAGAAACTTACTCCAGCAGAATCTAAAGCTGTTGATAAGTATAATGCTGCAATTCGAGCAGAGAAGAACGCTAAGTTAAATGCTTCTCGTGGTGGAAGTGGTAGTGGACCAAGTTCAAATAATTTAAATGAACGTTTTATCAATGGTCTGATGTCTAAAGCAATGACAGAAGATTATGTCGAACTTCAAGGTGGACAGATTGTAGATATTAAATCTGTACCTAAAGATATGATGGGTCAACCTGTTGGAATTAAACGTCAATTGTCTGCTGTTGAAGGTATGCAGTACGTTGTTAATAACATTCTTCCAATTGCTGCTGCTGTAAAGCAGAAAGGAATAGGAGCAATGATGACACAACAAACTGGACCTAATCTTGATGTTCAGACTAGATCTATGGAATCTCAAGTTGAAGGATATCTTAAACAAGGTATTCCGAAAGAGTCTATTATCCAAGGATTAAATGATACACTTAAACGTGCTACTGATCCAACAGAGAAACAGGCTATTCAGAATGCAATGATTAAGCTTCAAGGAATTAAAGATAAACCTTCTGGACCAGATAATAGACCAGAAGCAGAGCGTAGAAAAGATCTCCCTGTTAATAAATTTATTCAAGGAATTGGATCACGTTATCAACAGGAAAGAGAGAAACAGAAAACTAATATTCCACAATACTAATTATGTCTTACGTTCCAAAATTTAATCTTCCTAGTGAGGAACAACATAAGACGACAAAGGATCAAGTGGGGTCGAATTCGACCCCACATATACCTCTGTTTAGACTGGCTTCAGATGAATCTAGTTATGTTGCAGGAAGCGTCCAGCCTCAACCAGTTGTAGAAAAACCAGGTACGTGGGGTACAGTTGTCTCTACTGTTACTCCAGTACTAGAATTCTTATCAAGAGGTCAATATGCCTCTGCTAAATTTGTCGATTCACTTGCGAACGAGAGCAAAGGAATACTCGAATCATTCCTTAATGCAGGAGAGGAACTTATTTCACCTAAAGATAAGCTTTCCTATTCCGATGTCATTAAGAAATATGCACCTGTTTGGGCGAAAGAGAATCCTAAGAGTACTGCTGTCTTGGGATTTCTGGGAGACGTTGCATTAGATCCTACTTCATATCTTGGTGTTGGTATGGCAAAGTCTGGTGTTAAGATTGGTGGTAAAGCTTTGACTGAAGTAGGTGAAGCTACGTTCAAAGGATTGTTAACTGATGCTGCTAGTAAGACTACATTACAGTCAGGATTAGAATTAGGTAAAATTACTGGTATAGTAATTCCTAAGAAGACTACAGGAATTATATCTAAGACGAAAGTGTTGGATGAGATTCTGGAAACTAGAACTATTACTGGTCCTGTATCTGCTGAAGAAAAGATTCTCAATACTATTTATCAAGGAATAGGTCAAAAGAATTTTAGTCTAGAGAATATTCACAAAGCTGCAAAACTTACTAAAGATAAATCTGATGAAGTTGTTGCAGATTTACTTGAAATGGGAGTGTTGTCTGTAGAACGTAGTGCAGTTGGAAAATCAACTGATAACTTTCTACGTCTTAATTTCAAAGAAGATAGTATCAATCCTATTTTGGAACGTATGGGAGTTACACCATCTAAGTATACTGTTGATATTCCAAAAACTAGTGTTGAATTATCTCAATATGATCTACCAGATTTTAGTAAGTTTGGTAAGAATGATCCACGTGGTTTGTTTCGTAAGTTGAATCCTGTTGAACAATATGCGAATGCTGAACAACTTATTCAACGTACTGCTTCTGTTGATCCAACTATCTTTGATAAAGCAGGTTTACGTTTATTGTTTGCTGGAAAAGATATTCCTGGATCAGCAAAAGTTTTAAACTTCGTAGGTTTAAATTATTTAAAAGATACAATAGCAACAAGCGTTGTTTCTAAGTTTATGGGACTAAAACCTGCTCAAGCTATTGCGGGAATATTTAATAAGAACTATGGGTTGAACGATGAATATGTAAAACTTAGAACTGGACTAGAGAATCAATTTGATTTTGATGCTGATGATATTATCAGAGAGACTAAGAAACTCATTTCATTTCCAGAAGACAGGAGAGAGTTGATTGGTCGAACGATGGCTAACATTGATGATGCTACTAGGGAGTTAGAGTTTGAAGCTGTTGCTGCTTTACCAAAAGGTCAAGCATTTAAAGCTATTACTCCACAACAGTATCAAGAAATTGTTACTGACAGTCTAGCTAAAGCTAAACTTACACCAGAAGAACACGCGACCACAGCCATTTTGTTTCAACGTTACAAGCAAATGGGAGAATTGGAAATGCGTTCTGGTTTATTGAAACAAATGAATCAGAACTATAATCCCAGATACTATAAAGTATTAGGAAATCCAGAAGAAATTAACTCTCTTTTCCAGGCTAAACAAGGATTATCGACAACATTACGTGCAGGAAAAGAGAGAGATTTTCTTACGTTAGCTGAAGCAGAAGCAAAAGGTTTTGTACCAGAACTAGATGCAGCAATGTTATATGCGTCTAGAATGTTAGATTCTAGACGTAAGCTTGCAGTAAAACAATTTAAAGATTCTGTTGATACAATCTTTGGTACTGAAAAACTTGCTGGATTACCGCCAAGAGTCGTTAATGATCTTAAGATGTTAGGAGAAGCTGTATATCCCAATGGAATGAATGATGATTTCAAGACATTACTACAAGTATATGATAAATTGATGGGATGGTTTAGGCGTGGAGCTACTGTAATCAAACCATCATTTGCTCCTAAGCAAGCTGTATCGAATGCTATTCAATCAGCAATGGTAATTGGTACACGTGCATTCAAAGTCTTTGATCCTAGAGCAGCAGTTGATGCAGCATTACTATTAAATGGGAAACAGAATACATATTCTAAACTTCCTCCATTTATAGATAATCTTTTTAGTAAACATTTTCAAGGTCAAGGTACTGATGCTGTTCTGGCGTCACGACTTGCTACGTCTAAAATAGCTGCTGAGACTAGACTGCAAGATTATGCTGCACAGTATTCTATGACTACAGCTTTTGGTCAAAAGATTTCAGGTACAGAGCTTGTAGATGAGATGAGGAAGCACGGAGTTATTAAAGGGATGGATATTACTGGTGATGTGTTTGGTAATAAACTGAAGAGAGAGTTACAGACTACAGTAAATGTTATTCCATTTGTTAATAAGAGTGCAGTTAGTAAAGAATCAGCATTAGGAGTTGCAGCAGAATTAGGTAAATGGTGGAATCACGCTGCAATGGCTGAAGATTACGCTAGAGCTATGCTTTATATCAATGGTAGAAAGCTAGGCCATAGTCCTGAAGCTGCACAGACACTAACTAACAAAGCTTTATTTGATTATGGTAGAGGTTTGTCTAGCGTTGAGAAAAATGTTATTAGAAGGATTGTTCCTTTCTATACATTCCAACGTTTTGCATTACCTGGTGTATTTAAAAGCTTAGCTACTAAACCCGGAGTTGCTTTAACTACAGATAAAACATTTAAATTATTTGAAAAGCTTTTAGTTTCAGGTGATAGTTTATCTCCAGCAGAACAAGAAATCTTTGGTGATTCATTCTTAGTATCTCAACCTAGAATCTTCTCAGGTTTTGATAAAGAAGGAAAAGCTACATTTAATGTTCTTAACTCTATGACTCCTTTGGATGTTATTAACCTCTTGGAGTATAATAAAGATGGTTCATTGAATATTCAAAGGAGTGCAGAGAAAGGAGTATTAGCTACTATTACTCCATTTATTAAAGTACCTTTAGAGACTGTACTTGATAAGAATTTCTTTACAGGAAAGACATTAGAAAATGCTGGTAAACTTGGAGACTTATCTAAAACCAAAGGATACGGAACAGCAGAAGCTTTATACAACTATCTTCCTGACTCAGTTAAGGATTTCATCGGATGGGAAACAAGAACTAATGCTATTAGTGGTAAAACCCAAACATACGTTAATCCGTATTTGGCATACTGGATGCAATCAGCAGTACCAGGAATCAAGACTTTCATTAAACCTCTTAACGCTGGTCAGTCTGCATTGGATGCATCAATGGATTTAATTCTTGGAATTCCTACAGTTAAGATGGATCTCAAAGAACAACAGAACTTTGTAGATCTAGGTAGAAGGAAAGAACTTCAAGATATTAAAACAAGATTTCGTGGTGCTACTATCAAAGGTAGTAAGTCTGAAGCAGATAACGCGATGGATGATTACAAACGTTTGATGGAAACCATTAAACAAAGTGGAGCATTACGTCAACAAAATCAAGTACGAGGCGGGGTTGCTGCTGAGGAAACAGAAACTGCAACACCAATAACAACCCCGGAAAGATAACTTTAAATTATTTAAACTTTAGAAAGGTTTCAAAATGGCAGTTAAAAAAGAGAAAGTTTATGCTGAACCTCGTATTGCTAGATCCGTTGATGGTACTGGTGGTGGAGGTGCTGGAGGTTCAGGTGGTGGATCAATGACAGTAGGTAATCCTGTTGTTGGTGCAGGAGCTAATCAAGTATTGTTTGCTGATGCTGCTGGTAATCTTAAAACTGTACCTCAGTTTGCTTATGTTGAAACTACCGGAGCATTAGTTGTTACTCCATCAGCATTAGGTACAGGTATTCTTGTACAAGGTACTGCTTCACCTATAAACGGATTATCTAATTTAGGTGTAAGTAGTGGTTTATTTGAAATGGGTATTGCTGGAGGACCCGGAGCGTTTAGTCCAATTGCTAACGCTAGTGATGGTGTTATAAGAATATCTTCATCTACAGGTAATAATGGAAATTTCATTTTTGTTAATAACAACAGTGGTTTTGTAGGAGATTTCATTTGGACTACAGGTGCATTAGGAGTAGATACAGAAAAGATGAGACTTACACAAGGTGGTAAGTTATCTATATCTCCTGCTGCTAACGCTAGAGATAATTTTAGATTGAATCACACAGATGGTACAGCTAGAGTACAGTTAGGTGTACTTAATGCTACACCTACATTTGCTGGTATTTGGTTAGGAAACGTAGTTCCTTCGGATCTTAACTATATTCTTTCTAGTGAGACTGGAGCTAACGTTCTTATCAATGCTGCTGCTGCTGGAACTATTGCATTTAGATTTGCAGCAGCAACCAACATCTATTCTTTTGTTGCCGGAATTGCAACCTTTGGTGCTGCAACTGCTGGTGTACGTGTTGCTGTACCATTTAGAACTCACGCTGCTATTGGAGCTAACACTAATGACTATGCACCAAGTGCTGGTAATGGTGTTAGGAATAGAATTAGTTCTAGTGGTGCTTTCAATGTTACTGGTCTTGTTGCTGGTAGTGATGGAGAGATGCGAGAGTTCTGGAATGTTGGTGCTAATAATATTAGTATCACTAACCAAGATGCAGCTTCAGCAGCAGCAAATAGATTTACTACTAACACAGGAGCAACGCTTGTCTTAGCTGCCAATGGTTGTATTCGTTGCGTATACGATACTATCTCAACTACTTGGCGTGTTGTATTGTTGTAAACTAAACATCCCCCAATCTCTCCCCGGAAAGGATACGATGTTTAAGTTTCTTATTGGAGCATCTTTTGTATTGTTATCTATTTTGATAACAATATTTAAATAATTTAAATATGACTAGAGCAACAACATTTAGAACTGGTATTATTGAACGCGGTATCAATAAAGTACTTGATGGTTATCAGAACTATCAACTTACTGGACAAGGCAACGAGACTGCAAAGATGCAGAATGTTGTTGATGATGCTGCACGTTACAATAAAAAGATTATACTTCCTCCATTTCTAATTGAGGTTGATACTCTAATCATACCTGAATCTGGCGTCAGGATCGAGGGTCAGTTAGGTACATACTCAGGAGGTGGTGGAGGTATACCTATATCTGGCTTTCGATCATCTGGCGTCAATCAACCTATTGTACAAATCGCTAATACAGTAACTAGGAGATCTGAATTAACTAATGTATTTCTTTTAGGTACAAATGGAGGAACTAATCAACACGGATTCTATACTCCTGCATCTGGTATCTCTGCATTGCATTTAGATCGTGTCTATGCTGAAAGGTGTGGAGGATCAGGATTCAAATTAGAACAGTTTACATTCTCAGTTGTTCTTAATAACTGTCACGCTAACTTATGTGATGAGCACTGCTTTGATATTGATGCTGTGTTCTCCCCTTGTGTAATGCTTCTTAACTGCTATGCAGGTAGGGTAGCATCAGGTAAGTATGGATATTATGTAAGACGTGGAGAAGTATATTTCCTTAACTGTAATGGTGTAGATTTCGGAGAGAGACAATTTAAGATTGGTGATTCAGCGATAGGAGTTGCTCATTGTCATTTAGAGCATTGCAATATTGAAGCATTTAGTGATGTAGGAATTGAAGTTGATTTACTTTCTGATCTGACTATTAACTCTTCTTCATTCATTAGTGCAGCAGGTGCAGCTAATGTACAAGCTATTCATTTTGTTCAACCTAGAGGAAATAGTCTAATAGGAAATCATAACTCATTTGATTTAGGAGTAGGATCTACGTGGAAGAACGGTAATCCTATTCATTTGTTTAAAGGAATAGTAAACTATCCAACAGGTAAAGATCCTCAGATTGCAGGAGCACAGTTATTCAATTTCTATAATGATGAGTTTGGTAGAGAAGATCCTTTTGCTAATCAGTACAATAGAGTACCTGTAGTACTTGTTACTGGAGGTACATATACTGAAGAGAGAGTATCAGCAGGATACATAGGAGTTAATCACGCTGGAGTAACCTTTATTAACTTGTTTGATCCACAGAGTACAGATTGTTATGAAGGTAGAACTATTACAGTAAAGGATGAAAGTGGTAATGCAGCAGCTAACAACATTGCTATTAGTACCGTCAATGGTAGGAATATGGATGGTGCGAATGTTCAATTTATTAACACAAACTACGGAGTACTCAGGTTTATTCGTAGAGGTAATCAGTATTGGATCATTTAATTTAAATTATTTAAATGTTCCTTTACTCTTAATTTCTGAAAGTAGTATTTCCCTAGCTGCTACAATCATAGGATCATTTATTGTATTAGGTGGATTAGTATGGAATCTATCTAGTAGGTTAACTAAGTTAGAGGGTAAGATTGAATCCTTAGAGAAACAACTTACCCTCTCCCAGTATTATGCTGATCGTACAGATAAATTAAATGAACAGTTAAGAGAAGCGTACAATCAACTTAATCAAAGTAATATAAGAAATAATAGTAGTAGACAAAGATGATTATTCGTTATCATTCTTTCTACTTGATTTAACATTTAGTTTATGCTTTTGTCCTCTGACAATAGCATTAGTTTTAGACTCTCCGCGTTTGATAGCACGATTGATCGCGGAGGGTTTACTACGTTTATTAGATCTAGGTTCTCTACTTTTCTTTTCATCTTTCTTTTCAGTCATCTTATTTTCTCCTTAACCATCTAAAGAAAACTCTACCTAAGAAATAACCCAATATGAATACACCAATCATAGGTAAGATCCATATAGGTTCATCAATTAAAAGTTGAATCAAATCACCAATCATTTTAATCCTCCAAGTACAAATCTTAACAGACAAAGCAAAGCAATGATACCCAAAGAGATCAGGGTTCCTTTAAGGTAAAACATACTATCCTTTCCTTTGCTGATCTTTAATAAGATTTATAGCTAACGTTACTTTTTTCATAGCTTCTTCAAGTTCAAGAAGTTCAACAAATGATAGTTCGGAGTAAAGAAGATATCCTAAATTTTCAACACTTTCTTTTTCCATTTGTTTGATATTGGAATATATTATTCTAATTGGATTATCCATTCTTTCCTTTCTGATACTCACATTTGATTCCTGAGAACTTATCATAACGAATCATATACTTGAATTCAACAGATCTTAATTCTTTCTCAGTTATAAGATATTCATTTCTGAGGAATTTTCTAATCATAGTTTTTAGATCTAATACATTAATTTCTATTGTTTCAGTTTTAACATATTCAGTTAGAGTAAGTTCCGCATCACTTGCAACAGATGCAAATACTTCAGACTTTTGTTTCTTTGTTCTTTTCATATTCAATATACCCCGCAATGAGGACTACATAGTTAATAAGATCGATGATAGAGTCATTGACTGATTCCTCCTTAACATTTAAATTATTTGAAAGTGCAAAGGTTTTAATCCTCATCATCTTATCTTGCATCCTTAAAAGAATACCAATGATGGGAGATACACCTAACATATCTGAGCCACGAAAGTTATTGTATGGATCATTTCCATAACTGTAATCATTGTTCTTTGCTTTCATTAACCGTAATGTGTCTGAGGTTAATGATTTATGTAGATCATATAAAGATTCTTTAGGATGATAACTTTCTGGTTTACCTTTGAAATAAGTTTGTTCCTCATTTTTGATAGTATAAAAAGATTCTTCTTTTGTTTCACTTACTTTTTTGAGTTCTTGTACAAATGATTCTGTAAAGTCATTAAGATCATACTCCCTTAGAATCAATTGTGCTGTTTCTTTAGTCATCTCTTATCACCTTTCTTATTACCTAGTCCATCCATAAACACCTTACGTTTACAGGCTTGACTACAGTATTTCTTTGAATCACTGATAGCTTTGAAGTTCTTACCACAATATAAACATTCTCTGCTATTAAGCTTAACTTTAAGTCTTGAATTAACTGCACATTTCATTGAACAGAACTTACTTAATTTAGTTCTTTGTTCAAATGAACTATGACAGTGAGGACACGATGCTTTCATTTCTTTAACTCCGGAAATTCTCCAATAGTTTGATAGCAATAATCAGACCAAAGAATATCAGATGCAACTTTAGGATCTTCAATCAAAGGTACTCTCTTACCTAGAAAGTATTGTGGTGCAAACTTCCACCAAGTTTCTCTTGTAATATAGATGATGAATCCTTTAGATGTTACGATATAATAGTCTTGACCTACTGGATTCTGAACAACTTTAAACGGAAGTTTCTTTGTCATCGTCTACCATCTTTTCGCAAGGATAACCACATCTTGGACAATCTCCATTGTTGGTTAAGTTGTAATCATCGTACCAAAAACAAAAGTTACATCTTGCCTGAATTGTTTCTTCCATTAGTCTATACCTCCAGCAAACTGAAACTCCGTTACGGTTCCCTTCGTGAATAAAGAATCATTATCCCAACAATAATACTTACAGAATTTACATTCAGAATCTTGTGGACTTTTCCTCTCTCTAGGAATATCTGTACCCTTAACCAATGCTGTCTGAACTTCCATCAACTTACTCAACCTAGACTTTAAATAATTTAAATCTTTCTCAATTCTAATCGGCAATAAGAACTCGGATGTACCTCTATTCTTGACAAGTAAATACCAGTAGGATAGGCCAGTAGCCAATAAGTAAAACTGTATTTGCCCATACCAAATGTCTGAGATTTCGCCACCTTTGACTTTCTTCCAAGTATACTCCTTGACTGATTTGCACTCAATGCCAGATACAGGTTTATTTTCTTTGAGGATATATCCATCTGTATGTCCAATAATCCTAAACTGCAAGCCAAGATCTTTGAAAGACTTTTCATATATTACCTCATCTTGATTACCAGAACCAATAACTTTTATTCCACTGGAAGGATCTAATCCAAGGTTAATGTAATCAAACATCTCTGCTTCATTAGCATGTCCATCCATAAGGAATACATCTGATGATCCACCTTGAGGTTTACCTGCTAACCCTTGCATTTTATGGAGAGTAGCTTTAGCACAAGCACCTAAGTCTGATCCGTGGAAATGATACCTAGCTGCGCTATCTCCTAGTGGTTGTTTCTTACAAACAGAGCAAGGATGAGAATCACTTGCTTTCATCTGAGCACCTTTATAGTATGCCATTGATAATGCAGAAGGTACGATGTCTGTTAGATTATTCTTTAGTTGTTCTTCTTTGTCTAGCTTCATTGTCTTCGATGTCCTTTTTGTTTTCTGTCTGATGTTAGATGCCAGTCCTCACATATCAAACACTTGTATGATTTCTGTTTGTAATGTTCTTTATATAACTGAATCTCCGCGAAGGAGTATCTAATTTTTGTAGTACATAGTTGTTCGTGTCTTTTCTTTGTCTTATGTTTAACTTGCATTAACATCTTACGTTTACTAGAACCCATAAGAATACCTTTAAATTATTTAAACTTACAAGGGAGATAGCTAACATATCTTAAAAGGATACTGCTATCTCCCCGCCTAGTATACAACTAGAATCTAAAATGCTAGTGTACCATCTGCTTTATATAACACTCCAGCGTGAACCCATCCTCCATCATTCAACATCGTTGCTCCAGCAGGTGGAGTAGGTTTAACAGGAACAACAGGAGTAGGATCAAATGCAGCAAAGACATCATCCTTTTGTGCTTGACTTGAAACCATACCATTAGAAACATTTGCTGGAGCAATAGGAGTATTAGCTTGTCCAAGTGCAGCAGCAATAGCAGATTGTGCAACTAACTCTCCAATTGAATCACCAGGAATAGCATAGTTAATAGCTGCAAGTTTATTATGATAACCTTTCTTCAACCATCCAATCGTATCAGCATAGCTATAGAAGTTTCTGCAAGCAACTTCGATCAAGTTGTGTGTCAATGTTCCTTCAGCTAAACCAATAGCAACTGGAGCAGGAATCACATTGATTGTATACCTACGCTGTAATCCTTCACCAGTAGCCTGCAATGCAAGATCATATCCATTGGTAGCATCAAACAAATTAAGATTCATATCTCGATACAGTTTAAAGACTTGCATCACAGAATCAAACTGTTTGTTAGAAGCATTCCAAACTTTAACAGGACTATTAACTCCGTTCTCTCGAACAACAATATTAAAAGTAAAAGAAACTTTAGGAGAAAGATCACGTGCTTCAGTCTTAGGTATACCTGCATTATCCATAGCGTGCATTGCACGACAGAAAGGACAACCATAAGACTTATACAACTGCACATCTTCCTTGACTAGCTTCTGTTGTCCAGCAAGATATTTACCAATGCTTTTGAATTTCTCAAAGACATAGTTCCAGCACATAACAAATCGAAAGACTCGATTACCTTTCTCATCGACTGTAGCAATTGAGTGCTGTTGAAGTTTGAGATAAGGAAGTTTCTCTGTCTCATTTCCTTGTGGTACGATACGAATCCTATGCGCACCTTGTTTAAACTTAGCATAGATCTGTTCAGCTTGTCCACTATTCTGGTTAGCATTCGTAGCATCAGCATTCATCGCATCAAAATTGAAATCCATTGTATCACCTTTCAAGTATCAAAGTATCAGTTTAAATTATTTAAACCTTTGGTTGTTCTTCTGGTTTCTGTTCAACGAAACCAACTAATGTTCGAAACTCTTCACTACAGTTTAAGATAGCTTCATCAAAATGTCCACATAATGTGGAATACAAATCAAGTACTGGAAGTTGAATTAACTTTGAGATTCCAGTCTGTGCTGTATCTTTGACTTGCTTACCAACTAGTACGTAAAGAAGTATAAGTTGTTCTGAACTTAATGTCAATACTTTTTCTTTGCTTGTCATATTATTTCCTTTCTCATTCTTAACTAGTTTCATTTGTTTAATCTCCAGGTTTATTCTATCTTCTAACCATTTATTCACTATGACCACCTATCAGATGTTGTTACAGGAAATGAAAGAGGTACAGTAAAGTTTACATTGAATGCATCTTTGATAAACGCTACTGTATCTACTTCAAGAATCCTTTGAACATCATCACGTATTGTTTTAAGAACTGTTTCGTCTTTAGTCTTAACCTCTCCGCTAATACTATCGTGAACTTGCAGAAGTATTCTAGCACTGATTCCTTGTTTTGTCAAGTGGTTAAAATAATTATCTAAAAGATTCATACCAATAAGACAAATCCATGAGGCTGTGCTTTGAACTGGAAAGTTAGTGGCTTGTCTAAGTGCTCTCCTTCCTTCTGGAGTTTTCCAATTAGCTTCTGGTAATCTTCGTCTTTGACCAAAAGGCATTGACACAAATCTTTGATTGACTGCAAGGTTTCGTTGAACTTTGATCCATCTTTCGATAGACGAATATTTGGATAGCCAGTCTGACACAAGCGCTTCGCACTTCTCAATCTCCCAATCAATTCCAAGTTCCATCCATATGAGGTTTTGTAAACGTTGAGGCGAAACCCCGTACAAGATTCCAAAGTTAATTCTTTTGATAGCAACCCGATCATTCTTTAACTCCTGATAGTTAGGTAGAGATTTAGTCTCTAACATTTGTACCATATCTTTATATGGAACTTGTCTCATATCAGCCATAACAGCAGTATGAATATCTTGTCCGTTCTTAAACGCTTCAACCATTACTGGTTCTTGCGCGAGATATGCAGCGACTCTAAGTTCAAGTTGCGAAAAGTCTCCATCAATAAAGGTATAGCCTGGAGTAGACGCGAACATTCCTCTATGTACTGTACCTCTTGGAATGTTTTGTAAGTTAGGGTCTGAACTACCAAGTCTCCCTGTAACAGTTCCTCTTTCAGTTCTCTGCTCCCTGGATTTACCCAAAGAATACGTAGTGTGAACTCTCCCATCATAAGCTGTCCACCTTTCTATAGGATCATAATAAGTTGATAATAGTTTAACTGATTTACTCCACGATAAAGCAGTATCAATAAAGTCGTGATCCTCTTGTGCTGTAAGATCTAACTTAGCTCTCTTCAATGCTTCAACATCTGTACTGGGTAAACCTGATTCAGTATACTTTCTAATTGGTAACTCTAGAACAGTATACAAATAATGCCTCATATTATTAGCTGATCCAGGTTCAAATCCTACACCACATAACTCTCTAAGCTTATACTTAGCCTTGACTAGCTGATCAAACATCTTTAATTGTGTTTGTGCAGCATATTGTTTATCAAGATAAATACCTGTTGTTTCAATCTTGCTGAGAACTGGAATAACCTGCATAGCAACAGACATAAGAGGTAACATATTCTGTTTCTTTAATGCTGCTCCCATCAATGGAAAGAGTCTACGTACTGCATCAGCATCTTTACCATTGTACACAAGTAGATCTTGTACTGCTGATAGTTCTATGTTCTTTCTATTAACTAAATTCTTATGTCCCTCTATGTCTTCAAATCCTGCTGCTAATGTACCTAATGAATTGTCTAACATATTCTCATTAAGAAGATACATTCCGAATAGAGTATCAAACAACCTGCACTTAATGTCAATACCAAACTTAACTCTAATCCAATTGATATCAAACTTAATGTTATGTCCTATGACAATGTTGTTTGGATCACCAAGAACTTTAAATAATTTAAATAGATCATCGCCATTAGCTAATGTTCCTTGATGATTCACAATGCAACAGTTAGCTGTACCTTCCTTAGCTGACACAGCAAATGATACAATGTATACATCCTTTCTGTATGGAGTTAACCCTTTAGTCTCAATATCAAATCCAAAGTATTTAGATTCTGGTAGATTATCCATACCTTGGACATAACCTGCTGGCCAATCCACGGTACTACTCAAACCCAAGGGTAAGATCATTTGATTATTTGCAATTTGTTTTATTCTCGACATTGTTTAACCTCGCAAACTCTCCAAAGTATTTTACTGCTGCTTCATTGTACGCTAATGCCGCGTCTTCCTCTGTTGTATGATAACCTAAATGATATAGATGATAATCATATCTAAGTTTTGCAACCCACAACCCATTGTTCTTGTAGAAGCTTACACCTTTATACTTAGAAGTGCAAGGTCTTATTTTACTTTTCCTAACGTTGTTTTATTTTCTGTAAGATTTTTCACATCATAAATTTCGACAACATCTTTTTCTATAATTTGTTGATGAGGATAATCAACTTCATAATGAAGAACGATACCTGAATTCCCCCTGGAGTTCTTTAAGATGTGCATTGCTCCAGTATCTTTATGTCCTGTTAAGATCCGTGCAGTCTGTGCAACAAACTCTATTGTACCAGTTTCCTTGAACGATTCCATAGTTGGATTAGAATAAGAAGCACGACTAATAGAACTGATAAGTAGCACAACTTTGTTCTCACTTCGAACAAGATCGGACAGTGTATTAGTATTATACTTGATAGCTTCTCTTTCCTCTTTACCCAATGCGGGCATCCTCTGTACATAATCAACTCCAATCACATCAAACTTCTTCGATGCGTGTATGATCTGTTCTACATTCCAGTCAGCTACAATCTTTAGATGTTTAGATAGCATAGACATGTGCATCTTAACCCCATCCTCTACGATTGTAGGATCTTTCTCTATCTCAGCCCAATGATGCTTACTGTATCTTGAGGCTAACCTTGCCCAATACTGTAGCTTAGGTAGTTCATAGGTACAGATTAAACACCTTGCACCTTGCATAATAAAGGTATCAATCTCTTGACAAAGTAATGTAGACTTACCACTACCTGGAGTACCACCTACAACGTGAACTCCAGGCATATAACCACCATTAGTTATACCGTTGAATCCTGGAATAGAACTAGGATGAAATCTTGTAACCTTCTTTGTACCTGAGAATATATCTGATACATATTTTGTATCTGTTGATTGATACTTATTTAGTTCATCTTTCAACCACGATTCAAAGGCGGAAGGATCTCTACAAAACGCTGAGTTGATATCCATTTTCTCATCGTCTGCATTTCTGAATCCTTCAGGCAATTCAATAATGATAGGAGTTGATTTGTACTTACGCAATGACTCAGCGAGATCAGTAGCACCTTTGAAGCCAGCGTAATCAGAGTCGAATAATATGAACACTGTCTTTCCGCGAAGTCTATAAGCTTGTTCATCTGATACGTTTGCGCCAAATGAAGTAACGATGTTGCGATACCCAATCTGATACAGAGTGAGCCAATCTGTAATGCCTTCACAGACGATAACAGTATCCAAGAGTCTGATAGTTTCTTCACCATATAATCCTTTACCTTTTCCTTTTGATAGTTGAAATCTTTGATTAGATACTTGCTCTAGTATCCTTCTTGCGCAATAAAGTTTATTATCTTTACCGTAAGGAAAGACTAGATGCCCATAGAGTTGACGTGAATCATTTATATCGTTGCAATAGTATCCTCCAACTGCTTCAATGGTTTCGACCAATAACTTCTTTTCATCTAAGAACTTTGTGTACTCTTCAACCTGCTTTATCTGTTTAACCTTGACTGGTGTAAAGATTGCATCATCATATTCATCTAGAAAGTTTAAATTATTTAAATCATATTCAAGTTTTAAATGTTCAGCAATAAACTTTAATGGTTTGGCACCACACTTGAAACAATTAAATACACCTCCATCTTTATGATCAAACTGTATACCAGCAGACTTATTACTATCATCGTGGAGACAGCAAGGGATGACTATCCATCCCTCGCCTCTCGTAATCTCTATGTTGAAGTGGTCAGCTATCACTTGTTGAAGGCTTTGCATTCTTACGTTCCTCTGCCATTGCAAGGTTGTATCCATCCAACCATTGTTTATCGGAGAACTCACGCGCTAAAGTATTGGTAACTTCCAGAAGATTATCAAATGTATGTACTCTTTTTTTATAGGTATCGATTAAGTAATACTTTCCAGGTTTATCACGATAGATAGTAATCCTCTGCTTCATAAAATTGTCAAGATTAACTGGTACTCTTTCATTAGTTGTTTCAATAGCTAACAAAGTCTTCTCACTATGTGCTACTTCCTCTGCATATCTATCACTCATTGTTTACTGCCTCTTTGTATTTGGTTTCGAAATTGTCAACAATAACTTTTAGTTTCTCTAGAAATTCAGCAAGACTTTGTGCATCAAATCCAAGTTTCTCTATCTCTCCATCATCCATAGAAACTCTGTCACCTACAGAGCAAGCACCTTTAATATCTTCATAAATAGATTGAAGAGAATTAGCTAGAGCGTTTGATTTTTCAATTGATTCATCTAATGTCATTTAAATTTCCTCAGATATTTGAATATCGTTTCGATGATCTTACTCCATCCAGTCATAGGTAGAGTCAATCCATTTTCTGTGATGAGATAATAATTCATATCCTCATTGGAATGTAAGGTAACTTCTCTCACATCAAAGTAGAATCTCTTCTCTACTTTATGATACAAGACACGTACTCTCCAGATTCTATCTCCCAATAGAATAGGTAGAGATTGTTCTATCAATTCCCATAGCTTAAGATCACGCTTGCCTGATACCTTAGATGATACTCTTCTCTTCTTAGATAGAGCATCAATGGAATCCCAATCACGCAAAAACTGTAAGCATATCGGATACTTGATTGAGATGTATGTTAAGTGTTTCTTTAAAACTTGCTTCTCTTGTTCGGTAAGTACCTTGAGTTTCTTTCTCAAGAAAGGACTCAGACAAGGTGTCATTCTCTGCACGCTTGTCTACCCCTTTGATTGTCTTCTGTAGTGTGGTTAATTCTGTGAGTAATTGAGGACCATTTAAATTATTTAAAGTTTCTCTATCCTTTATGTCTTGGTTGATACTGTTATTATTAAATGTTTCTAATACTGGAATAGGCTTGACAAAAGATTCTGTGCTGTTTATAATCTCATCAATCCAATCTAGCTCAGTCATTTTAAAACCTTCCTTTATGGAATGTTTCGATTGTCTTATAACCTTAAACTCAAGGGAGTCTCATTGATATTAGAGACTCCCTTTTTATTTAGGGGAGACATTGAAACAGTTTAATGTTAGGACATTGAGTAATAGCAGATAGCTGATAGAATTACCAGCACAATAGCGATAGGACCAATAGGAATTTCTGATGCTGCGGTATAGTCACGTGAAGATTTCATTAGATAGCTCCTTTGTTTGATCGAACCCAAACAGTATAACATATAACCTTAATGTTGTCAAGTGTTTATGAGGTATGAATTAAATTAATTTTGTTTCATACTTGAAACACTACTCATATTAGGTGTACCTACAATCTCGATACAAAGACAATCGTTATTTCCTACTGCTGTATTATGAAAACTCCAATACTCAATTGCAAAATTGGAAAGAAATTTATCCTCAAACATTTTAGTGATAGACTCTCGAATTGAGGTTAACCATTAACCAAACAGAGCGTCAATGTCATCGTCATTGATCTCAACTGTGTTGGTTGTAACGGTCTTGCTATCTTCGATCACATCATCACCAGCAACAGGAAACGCTTGCTCTTTAGCGATAGCTTCAGCAGCTTTCTTCTGTGCTTTAGTCTGCTTCGGTTTCTTCTCAACAACAACCTTCTCAGCTTTCTCTTTCTTAGCTTTGGGTTCTTGTTCAACGTGCTCAAACCAAGTCAGATCCACACCTTCATTACCAGCAAGAACCTTAGCTTGCTGCAAGCTGATGTCTCCAATCAAAACCTTGAAGACAAAGTGAACCTCTCTCGGAGTGTTGTCACGATTGGCAAGCACACGCAATTCTCCATCTTTGAATCGTTCACTCTTAGTAGGATCAATCTTCTTGTCAACGTCCTGAGTCTTGACTTTCTTTCCATCAGCAGACAGTTTGCCTTCCACTTGCAAAGCATCGAACGCCTCAAGGATTTCCTCTTCAGTAGGAACAACTCCACCTTTGCGCTTAGCGGCAAGCTTCAAAGCAGCAGTAACAGAAATCTTGTCGTCATTGATAGTCTGTTGCAAACGCTTCGGAAGCAACAGAGCATCTGTCCAGTTACCAATAGTCTGATACGTAACACCAAAAGCTTCTCCAACTTTCTGTTGCGCCATACCAGCAGCAACTAACTGTCGTGCTTGGATAGCCTTGTCAAAGAACGTATCAGCATAACGGATGTTGTTAGCAATGATCTGATCCTGCAAAGCCTGTGCATTATCCGTATAAGGAATTACACGAACAGGAACAGTAACAGCATAACCTTTAGCTGCAAGATACTGAGCAGCTTTCGTTCGCTGGCGACCATCAATCACAATCAACTGTCGCGTAGTTTTGTCTCCAGGAGTACTCTCGAAACTCATTGCCATAACAGGAATGCGGATTCCCACACTAGCAATTGATTCAACCAATGACTTGCTAAGTTTGTCTTTAACACGTGGAGTGTAGAAACTACCAGCAAGTACGTGATTCTCAGTGACAAGAGTCAACAGCTTAGGATCTACATCGTGAATGATATTCTCTCGTTTAATATTCTCGCTCATTTCTTTCATTAACCTTTCAAGTTAAGTTTAAATTATTTAAATAAGATCAGCAGATACCCATTTGGAAAATGTTTCACTCCATCTGAGATATAATATTTCTGGTGATCTCCCTTGTTTAATTGCCAAGTATTTGTAGGTGTGATCTGTTCCTTCAAACACTTCGAACTTTTTTATATTATCACCTTTAAGTAATTCTGTCAAGTTGATTGTTTTCTTTTTTGTATGTTTCGCTTGAATAAGAATTATTGTATTACCTTTCATCGCCATCACATCAACTAAACCGTGACTACCAGCAGATCGAATACAATAAAAACCTATCTCTTCAAGTTGAGCCATAATCTTGTATTCGAATGTTGCTCCGCGTTTATAATTCTTATTAGGCATTTAACCTCTTTTCTTCATATCGAAACTTCCACGTTGCACCTTTCAATTCTCTCCAACATCCTTCATAAGGAAGTACAAGAGACAACACAGAATAAATTCCAGTGATACAGTTTGTATGTGGATAAGCTTCGATGATTATATACCTTGCTTGCTCTAATGTCAATACTCCTTTCCCTACTTGGTCCTCTACAATTGCACAATGGTGTAAAATCTCATTCCCCTCAACTTGATTAGCGGGAAAGCTGTGACGTTTGGAATAATTTAAAATATATGATTTCATTGCCTTCCCCTTATCATTGATATGTGTCTGGTTGTTTCGTTTCGTCTTAACTGTTCCTGTTTCTTTTTCTCTCGATTAGGATCAATAGGTTTCGATTGTTTAGGTTTGGGAGATGTGTTGCCTCTGCTATCCATTGTTCTTATTCTCCAATGCCATAACCATCGTGTCCACGATTGAACCTGCATTCACCATTTCATTAGCAACAGCTTGTATTGTTTCACCTGTGAAACATAGCTCTGTCATTCTGAGAACATAAAGTTTCACAATGGGATGCACATTAACCCAATTGACCATTGCTTGATCATCACTACCAAACTTACTATAACCATCTTCCTCTATCTTTGATCTAACAATGTCGAGATGCTTAGCAAGAATTGCTATGCTTGTAATGCGCGGAATCAATGCCGCTCTTTTCCAGTCACTTAATTCTAGCTTACTTTGTTGGTTCATTGTCTTTAACCTTTCTTGTTTCACGTGGAACGTTTTCACCAGTTCGATAATGGTCTTGTCTCTTCTCTCTCGGAGTTGTTATTGCTCTAAAACGTCCACTATTATACAACAATCTTTTATAGTTGTCAAGTTCTTTTCTAGCTTCTTCTTCCTCAGTTGAACGAAATAGACCAAACATTTAATTATTCTCCTTTTAAATTATTTAAACTTTGGATTTGTTCAGGAGTCAACTCAAACACATCGATTCCTACCCCATAAAGATTATTTACCGTTTGACAAGAGCCTGATCCAAGCTTTAAGAGCACTTGGATCAAGATCAACACAGCAATTACAACAATGAATATCAACTTAGCTCCTTCCAAGATTTGATTTCTACATTGTTGATCATATCAAAGATAGCTGCACCTGAGCAAGATTTCTTGAAGAAATTAAATTTCTTCTCTGCTTCTTTCTTTGTTCTGCAAACGTAAGATGCTTTACCTAATCCATAATATCCAACAACTTTGTACTTGAGAGTGATTGAATGAACGCTTGTCTTTCCAACTAATTTGATAGCCATTGTCTTTAACCTTTCTAATGGAAAACTGCAACCAATATTCCGATGAATGCTGAAATCAAGATAACATCAATGAGAAATATTGTCAAGATAAATATTGTCAAGGTGATTTTATTTGAGTGTTTCAAAATTATCAAATACTCCATCTAGACCTTGAACGAAAGCTAATGCTTCTGTTCTCAATCTCATAAGTTCCCGTCTCAACTCAAATGCTAATTTCTCATCTTTTCCATTGATGTTATCGATGTTGACTTGATTAAACTGGTTGTATTGTTCTAGTCTCTCGCGGAGTTGACGTACATCCCCTTTGATATTGACTAATACTGGTTTAGTTAGCTCAGGTTCTTTTATTTCCAATGTCATTATATCTCCTTACTTTGCTGTGATGAAGATTACTGCTAGTGAATTTCCTATCAAGAAAGAAATAACACCTAAAATGATTATTGTCAATCGATAAAACATTAGATTTTATTCCTCTCTTCAATCTCTATTCCAATGAGATACATTTTGTGTGAATACTCTGCACAAGATTCATAATCCAATCTTGCATTAGCGTAAGCTGTTTGAAAGATTAAATCACTAGCACGATGATGCGCTTTCATTAATTCTCTCATTGTTGTTGCTTGGTACTGCCCTAATTCTATTGGAGTAAGTTTCTTGAGCTTGCTTTTAAATAATTTAACATCAATCATCATCATCACATTTTCTCCGAATATTTAGATTCAAGTTGCTTGTAGAGATTGGTATTTCTCAAGAATCGAGCATTTAATCCAAAGATTGCAGAATCTTCCATTGATTTTAATCGTTTCATAACAAGGCATTGAAGTTTATAACCTCTACTCCATTGTCCTGAGTGATAATCCATACAAAAATATGCAATGATTTGATATTTCAATACTTTTGCACATCTTTGTTCCATTTGTTTTAGCTTTTCTTGTTCTGTCATTTGTTCTCCAATCTTTAAATTATTTAAATCTCCAATACCAGTTACAGCCTTTGAGCCTGTTCGATCAAGCTAACTGGTGCATTATACATCAATCATTTCGACTTGTCAAGAGTTATTTTAGATTTCTTTTGAGAAAAACTAAACCGTCAATGAAGAAATCTATATCTTTTGCTCTACCGCAGAGTTGATGTTGTTTAGAAACTATTTCATTTTGCTCATTTATTTCAACTCGTTATACAGAAATGAATCCATTTTGGTATACAATTTGCAATCCCCAATTAGCTGTTGGCGGTAAGCTTGCATTAAATGATTCAATTCTTGCTCTCATATATGATTTTGTTCTTGTCATTTGTCTAATCTCCTTTAAATTATTTAAACTCTTCATCTAATTCAAAGCGCGATTGAGGAATTGAACCTCGTAATTCACTTATTATCGCGCTATCAAACTTATTTGTCAAGAGATATTTTACTATTTTTTCTCTTTTCTCATCTTCTCAACACAACCAGAACAAGGATTTTTCTTAGATTTCTTCTTACAATACTTGCAAACTGTCATTATTTCTCCTCATCATTCCACCATTTAGTGGATTTTGAACCTTTTCTTGTCTTCGCGTCAGGTTTATTGTTACGATTTGCTCTTGATTTGCCTTCAAAATAGAGACAAATTAGAAGAATAAACAACAAAATAAGCACTAAACTAATCATAAAAGTCTTAACTCCCTGTAAAGTTTGAGCATTTGGTAATACTCATTCATTGTCATTTCACCGTGATTGTAGCTGATTTTGATTAAAATCCAATCCTGGAATCCATTTTTCATTGTCTTAAACCTCACTTAAAGTTTAAATTATTTAAACTTTCTTGTTGAACTGAGAGTATTATATTTCAAATTCTCTCGTTTGTCAAGCGATTTATTTATTAAAATCTCGGAGTTGAAAAGATAATCTTTCCTATTTTATCTGTTCTCATCTGAAATTCCTGGAAAGAGATTTCTTTATTTACATACATTTCAATCAACTCATTCATCATTATTTGTAGTTTCTTAATCATCTTAAATCCTTTGTTTTGTTACAGTTAACTTTCTGACTGAAGATATTGTATCTTGTTCCTGGAAAGAAGTCAAGAGATATTTTTATTAGAACGAAATAAATATTCCTGATGAGAAGAAGTGTGTTTAATGTTTAAATTATTTAAATAGATTATTGACTCCGCATCGTATTGCTTCACTTCGTTACGCATACTCGCGGAGTCTAATATATGATTCTAATGGCTCTATGTATATAGTATATATAATATATAATATAATAACTGTATCTATAATCAATATAAGAGTTAAAGATAATTATTGTTATTATATTATATATTGTTATTATTTATATAAGTATATTGTTTATAATAGATAAGATATTGTTTATATTGATTAGTATATAGTAATAACCCTATAACCCTATATCTTATTTAGTATTATACTGTATAAAGAATAATATAGATATAATTTATTACTATAACTTATATTTAAATAATTTGAATAATTGTTGTCATTATACAAGTTATACTTATATAACATAGAGTAATATAAAGTAACATAATCAAATAACATAAAAGTAACGTAACAAAGAGGGGGATACTAACCATCACCTATCCCTATTTAAGTTGATCATTAAACAACACACACGAAATATATTTTATACACACGATACACTAAACAAATATCACACGAATAAAATTTATATATCAACTTTAAATAATTTAAATATTTAATCAAAGTAGCGTAGATTGTTTAAACCTGGAGTATTCATAACGACTGAACGAAGTGAAGGAGTAATACTCCAGAATCTAACAAGTGAACGAACGTAAGTGAGTGAACGTAAATAAGAATAGCTACAAAGATTATTTCTTAATTTAAATTATTTAAACTTAAATCAAGAAACATAACTCGCGGAGTTAATGATTTAAATAATTTAAAATAAAATAAAATATCTATTGACAAAGAATTAAAACTATGTTACACTTCTTCCCAGTACAAATACTTTTGATTTAGTGATTAGCAGAGAATCTGCATAATTGATTACTGTTACAAATTTAAATAATTTAAATAAATAATTATTTTTTATTTTATTTAAAAACACTTGACAAAGGTTTTGAGTTGTGTTATACTCTTTTTCCAGTGAGAGAAATGTTGATTTGGGATTTAAATAATTTAAACTTGGAGAACGTGATGGAAATTATAATTTTACTTTTACTTGTTTGGTTGTTTCTTGGATTGCAGCAGAGTTCTTTCCAGGACGTGAATACGAGATACGTTGGTGAATTGAAAACTCACGAGAGTTTAAATAATTTAAACTCTCTAGACTTTGGTGGAGAGAGTGGCGGAGGTTGTTATGAATCAGCAGGAATTACAAATAATCAAATCCGCGGAGTCAAATCTGCTGAAGAACAACAAACTCAAAATCCTGATGTGTTCTTCCATCGTGAACGGAGAATGCACGACGATTGATGAAATCTGTGAGAATTTTGATTTAACCTGGGAATCAGCATTAGCCTTGACAACTGATCCAAACTTTGGTACAATGCTCACCAAGTTCACAAGAGCGAAAGCAGCAGTAGCTTTTTCCAGTGAGGGAACAAATCGATTGATCGGAATGATGGCGAATGAAGATCCGAAAGTTAGACTAAGTGCGATCAAGATGCTTGGAGAGTTAGCAGGAACGTTGAAAAACAAATCAGGAGACGTAAACGTAAACGTGAACTTAGAGCAAATGGTGAAACAGAACGAAACCAAGAACGTTACTCCAGTTGAGAACGTGATTCGTGAAGCAAAGCAAAACATCGTGATTGATCTCGATAGCGAATGAAAGTTTATTTTGCAAAGCAAAACCGTAAAGTTTAAATTATTTAAACTTTTCAGAATAATTTAAATAATTTAAATAATTTAAAACTATGGCGAAGACACTGGAACAAATCACAGATTCAGACATTGCGGAGAACTTCGAGAAGATTCGTAAGAATTATTCTCTCTACGCAAAACTGAATCTGAAAATCAAAGACAAGAGGGGTGATGTTGTTCCATTTGTTTTCAATCGAATGCAGAGAATTTTATGGCAAACGTTTCTCCAGGACAGGAACAGCGGGAAGTTATTCCGATGGTACATAGTGAAATCCAGGCAACTAGGTTCAACAACGTGGGTACTTGGCTTGCTGTACTGGCTGACAACCACAAGTTCAACCAAGAATGCGTTAGTGGTGGCTCACCAGGAAGGTGCAGCATTTGCGATGGGAGAGAAAGTTCAATCAATGCATCTCAAGACCAGAAACATCTTGAGGCCATCAACGAGGAAAATGAATCGTGCTGAAATACATTTTGCAAACTCGCTTGAGACAGCTGAAAAGTCAGGAGATATTGGACTTGATTCTCACATCGATGTCGCAACAGCAGACTCAAAAGCTCTTGGACGAAGTTACACGTATCAGTACGCTTTGCTCACAGAGTTTGGTATCTGGCCTGAACTCGGAATCGATGTCGCCGATAGGATGGGAGCACTTAACGCAGCAATCCCAAAACTCCCAGAATCCGTAATCATCATCGAGACAACAGCGAAAGGTGACAATTATGCGAAAGATGTGTGGGATGATCCTGACAACGGTTATCGTAAAATCTTTATCTCTTGGCTTGCTGATGACGAGTATCGTCACGAATTGGCTTTTGAGAATTACTTCGATTTATCTGAAGACAGAGAACATAAATACGGAGATGAAGTTGAAGAATCTGAATCCATCAGAGCAGAATTGCAAAAATGGTATCCTGAAGAATCACGATCTAAGTTATGGATTGAGCACGAAACGATGTGCAGACTTAGCTGGAGACGGACAATCATCGATTCTGACTTTAACGGGGACAGATATAAATTCAAGCAAGAATATCCTACGACGGTGCAAGATGCTTTCACAAGCTCTGCTGATGGAGTTTTTAAATATCAGAGACTTGCTGAAATGGAATCTCAAATAAGTTTAAATAATTTAAATGTACGAAAATTTAGATACCAACACGACAAAGAAGAAAAGAAACTTGACAGGAAATTTTATGCAGCGAAGCACGGACATTTACACGTCTATGAATCTCCTATCCCTGGAGCGACGTATGTCATTGGAGGGGATGGTGCACAAGGCATACAGAACGGGGATGATTCAAGCTTGGTCGTTCTTAGGCTACCTCAACTTTTGGAAGTTGCGACGTTCAGTGACATCATCATCCCGGATGAGTATGCAGGTATCGCAAATTATCTTGGCTTGTTGTACAACAAAGCATTGGTCGGTATCGAAGTCAACGACAAAGGTGGATATGCAGCAGTTGAAAAGTTACAGAACGAATACTTTTATCCCAATTTATATTATTACTCATCGCCTCTTGACAAACGAGCAGTAGGTGTGGTAAGATATGGTTGGGTTACAAATGCAATAACACGTGGTATTTTGATTTCAGATTTATCAACGTTGATTGATAATAATCATATTCACATTAACTCAACACAGATTATCAAACAACTGAAAACATTTGTTAAAGGCAAAGACGGAAAGATTGCTGCTGCTCCAGGTAAACACGATGATTTAGTTATGGCTTTGATGATTGCTGTACAAATGGCAAAGAATAGTCATCTCCAGAAACGAAGTGAAGTATCTGTAGCTCAAAAAGGTTCACCTGATTATCTCATCAAACAGATTGCAAAACGTGAACGTGTTATGGGCGGACGTTACAGATAAGTTTAAATTATTTAAAAGTAAATCAAAATGGCAAACAAATATCTAAACGTAAAACCTGCACTTCCTTATGGTGTTTCTCCAGTTAACGCAAATGTTAAACTGGATCAAGCAATCCTCGAAGCTGGAAAGACTGATCAAGGATGGAGATTTTGGCGTAATCGAATTACACAAACTCTTCTTTGGTTAGAAAGACGTTACTGGAACGGACATATCGAATGGCGTAAAGCATACGATATTTTCAAAGGTGATCATTGGACAGACAAATACTTCATTGATGAGAACTCATCTAATCCACAAGATCGAATCACTGTCAATCTGACAGGTTCAGCTTGTAGGAATATGGTTCCTTTTCTCATCAATGGTAGACCTAAGTTTCAAGGTAAAGCACGTAGACCAGAAGGTAATGTGTCTGCAATGCTTCAGACTGAGATTCTTAACTACACTTTCGAAACTAAGGAGATGTTGGTTGAAATCACTGCTGCTGTACAGGATGCTGTTATCATCGGACACGGAGTTGTCAAGACTGGTTTTGTTCTTGATGCAGATATTCCAGATGATCGAAAAGATGGTACAATAAATTACAACGATTACATCACAAAAGAAGAACCTTACATCAAAAGACTAAACCCATTATTCTTCTTTTTTGATCCAACTTCAAATAATTTAAAGTCTGCTCAATGGTGTTGTGAGATATTTGAGAATACTTGGCAAGATGTTACAGCAAATCCGAGGTATAAGAAAAGTGTTCTCAACAAGATTAAGAAAGGTGAACTCAACGTAGTGAAGCGTACTGCTTCTGTGTTCACTACGGATCGTGAATCTTATGATAATCTTTCTTTTCTGGATGCTTTTGATTATGCTGAGAGCAATATTGTAACTCTGTATGAAATCTGGGATAAGAAGTTTCGTAAGGTTTATATTTTTGCTGAAGGATGTGATGAACCTTTACTTGAAAAAGATTGGCCATACGATTATCTCAAAGGTTTTCCATACGAGATAGTTCAATTCATTGATGTTCCTAATGAACCTTATGGTGTTGGATTACCGTATGCTGTGAAAGATCAACAGTATGAACTTAACAGAGTACGTACATCGATCTTTGAACACAGACGTAGATTCAATAGGAAGTATGAAGCACAGATTAACGCTGCTGATGAAGATGAGTTAGACAAGTTGACTGATGGTGAAGACGGTACTGTGATTATGGTCAAGCAAATAGGCTTGATCAAACCCATTGAAGATGCAAATCTTACGATGGATACTTGGAGGACAGAAGAAGTAATCAAAGCTGACATTCAAGAACTAACAGGACAGGATGCTTTATTGCGTGGAGGTGCTTTACCATCACGTACAACTAGTGGTGAAGTTAGCACTAGAGCTAATGTTTTCAGACTTAAGCTCGAAACAGTAATCGATAATGTCGATAGATTTATACTTAATGTTGGAAAACAAGTGCTTGCACATATTAGTGCTAACTACATCACAGATAAAGTAGTCAAGATTGTAGGAGAACAGGGAGAATATTGGGTTAAGTATACACCAGATGACATCAAAGAAGAGATTGATGTTACAATGTCAACTGTATCTGCACCTAAGATTGATCCTCAAGTTGAACGTCAGCAAAGAGTACAGTTGTTTCAACAATCAATTCAAGCAATGCCCTTGATTCAACAAGGTTTATTGCAGATTGATTTAAATGAAATGTTTAAGTGGGTTTTAGATTCATTTGGAGAGAAAGATTTAGGTAGATTCTTTAGGCCAATGTTGACACCAACAGCACCTTTACAAGAAACACCTGTAACTCAAACTTCAAATAATTTAAATCCGTCAAGTGCTGCACCAACTGAGTCTTTAAACCCTGAAGCTAATACTCCAGGTCAACCTATGAGTGCTCAGGATTTACAAGCTCAAGTTGGTGGAGCAACAATTACTAACGCAAATAATTTATAAACAGGATAGTTTATGGAGCAAACTAAACAAGCATTTGAATTTGATTTTGAAGCAATATTCCAATCTATTGACTTTTTATCTGCAATAGTGTATGATGAAAACTGTGAACGTGGATTCTGGAAATCTGGAATTTGTGTGGAAGCTGGAACAGAAGCAGAAGAAGAGTTAGAAGATTTGGAAAAGATTAAACGTTTATTTCTGATGATTACTGAAGTCTGTGAAGCAGGAGAGGGAATTAGAAAAAGAATTGGTGCTTCAGAACATATTCCAGAATACACAAATCTTGAAGAAGAAATGGCTGATACTGTAATTCGTGTTATGGATTTTTGTGCTGGTAATGGATTACTGTTAGGTTCAGCTATTAAAGCTAAACTTGAATTTAATAGAACTCGTGGATACAAACACGGGGGAAAGAAGTTTTAAATAATTTAAATATTGGAGCAAATATTATGTGGTATGATGCAATTCTATGGTTTCTTATTGTTGGAAACCAACTAGCTGTTAATCACGACTATGACTACAATACGAATACGTTTCGTCCTAAAGTTGTCGAGCGAAAGCAATTCGATTCATCGAACCGTGCTGGAACAGCTCAGGTCGAAAGTGATAGACCTAAACTGTATCGAGCGCCTACTTTCTACAAGTATTAAAGGAGAGTTTATGAAAAAGATTTTGTTTACACTTTTGTTTCTTTTGCTTCCGATTGCTGGTTTTAGTCAAGGTCTTGGTATTGCTAATGCATTAACTAATCTTGATCAAGATTACGCATATGGAACAAACATTGCTTTATATGGTTCATTCGATGTTGGCAGTTCTTCCTATTCCGGTTCAGCCTGGGAAGCTTTGAATCATCGTGTCATTACTGATTTCTCAGGAAATGACACTACGAATCACAATAAGATTCTTTTTATCAATAATAGTCAAATCAATATCGTCCTGTACAGCACGGACAATATAAACACTGGGTTTGCCAATCCGAATGCGTTTTCCACCGGCGGTGGCGGAACCTCGCCAGTCAGCATCACGATTAAAGTGCAGAAATTGGTAAGCGGAACCTGGACTACGTATAAGTCGGTCACGCGAAATGCCTCTCTTATCATTCCGGTGCCGAAAGTAAATCCCAATAACGGCGTGATCATGGGATTGCTTTATGACAAATTCGGCAACTACATCAAATTCCACGACGGAACGAGTTCGAGTCCTATCTCAACTGATGATGGGGTTTCTTTCAATGATGACAGAAACTATTTCGTTCCGTACGTAACCGGAGCGCTCGCCGCAGTTGACTATTTCGTGTGCAATCCCCCTCCAAGCGTTTTCAAATATCTGCCGCCATATTCGAGTGGAACCGGTATTGCAGGAGGGGATATCTACGGAAGCCAGTATTTCAATAGCGGCTATGAGGGGATACAGCAGATCAATTTCCGAGTCCCCTCTGACGCGGGGACGGATGACATGAAGCTTGTCTTCAGCTTAGCCAATGGCTCTTGTGGCGCGCCGTATAGTTTTTCGGCCGGCAGTAGCAAGCTCAGCATGGGCAGTTGGCATTAGAAAGGAGTAGGTAACTATATTCCAGTTTATGAATACGAATGTGAAGAGCACGGTGTGATGGAGACATTCACACAGAAGACAAATTCTATAGATAAGATTCGTTGTTTATACATCGAAGATGGCAAGCAATGTAAATTGAAAGCTGATAGAATTTATTCATTAACAGCAATCAAATCTGATTCTATGTGGTCTGGAGTACAAACGGATTATGGTTACTTTACTTCACAGAGTCAGTTTGAGAATCATCTTAAACAGAATCATATTGCAAGATATGAACCTGGAATGAAGGAACAATATCAGAAAGTACGTGAGCAAAAGAAAGTTGAAGCTAAAGAAAATAATGCTAAACGTATAGAAAAAATTTGTGCTGATGTTGTAAGTAAAATCTAAAAACGCTTGACAAGATACTTTAGTTATGCTATAATATCTTTGTAAGTTTTTCTTAGATCTCTTAAAGGATAGCCAGTTCTCTTGTCGGAGGTATTGGCGTACGGAAGAAAAGGTCGCTGGCTATCATCTTTTAAAAGTTTAAATTATTTAAAGTTACTGGAGCAATGATATGTTAGAAGGTACTGCTGCTACACCAAAACCTGGAGAAGTAAGGGAAGCTCCAGCAACTAAACAATTCCCAATGAGTGATCCTGTTGATGATCTTAGTTGGCTAGATGACGGTGCTGATTTTGATTTTGAAAATGGACAGCTTGTTCTGAAAGGTAAACCTGAAGATACAGGAAACGCTCCTTCACCTATACCAACTGAAGGTGAAGTTAAACCGTCTGTTCAAGCTGAACCTGTTGTTGCTACACCTAATACTGAAGTATCTGAACTTAAAGAACAGATCAAGATGCTTCAGCAAGGAATGATTGCTATCCTTCAAAAGAACGGACAGCAACCACAAGAACAAGAACAACAAGAAGTTGAGATTGATTGGAGCGATCCTTCACAAGTTAAAGCTTATCATCATAATGCTGTTAAAGCTGCTGTTGCTGAAGCTATTAAACCGTATCAACAAGGTATTCATGCTGCACAAGTTAACAATGAACTTATTGCAGTACAACAGAAATATAGTTTAACACAGGATTCATTAAAGTTATATGCTCCTGTAATGTCTAAGATTCTTGAAGGTGTTCCTGAGTTGTCGATTGAGAAAGCATATCTCATTGCGAGAGATGTTGTTCCAACGCAAGCTACCAAACCTCATGAAAGCACGCTTGAATCTAAAACTCAGCAAACGAAACCTGCTGGTGATCTTATTAAAAAGATTGCTAGTTTGACATCGGAAGCTGATCTTGGTCGCAGAGCTACAACAGGGAAAGATCCTAATCATCTTCCCACAATTGAAGAAGCTGCTGACGAAGCCATCGCAACATTAATTGGTAGACGTTAAATGTTTGTAGAGTTAGATTTTAAATTATTTAAAGTCTACACAGGAGATTCAGTATGAATCCTAATTTTACAAGCATCGTTGCGACGACTATTAAAAACTACCGTCGTTCGATGGCCGATAACATCACAAACCATCAAGTTTTGTGGTATCAGTTGAAGGAGAGAGGTTTCATCCAGGAAGAGGATGGGGGTACGTCAATTGTTGAACCATTGATGTATGGAACTAATACCACTGTTAAATCCTATCGTGGTTATGAAATCATCGATACGACTCCACAGGAAGGTATGACTGCTGCTGAATATGACTGGAAACAGATTGCTGGTTCTGTGTCAATTTCAGGTCAAGAAGAGTTTATGAACAGTGGGAAATCGAAAATGATTTCCTTGCTGAAATCAAAGATTCTTCAGTTGGAGACTTCTTTGATGCTTGCCATTAACGCACAGCTTCAGGCTGATGGTACTGGCAATGGTGGACGTGATCTCACAGGCTTGAACATTCTTGTTGAGGATGGAACAGCTTGGTCAATTGTTGGAGGTATTGATTCTAACGCCAATCCTTACTGGAGGAATCAGTGGATTGGTTCAGTTGGTTCGTTTGCTACGAACGGTAATGATCGTATGCGAACGCTTTATAACTCTGCTTCACGCGGCAAAGTTAAACCTACTCTTATTGCTTCAACTCAGGCTGTGTATGAATCTTATGAGAAGACTTTGGTTCAGAATGAGCGTTTCCTTGACACCAAGCTTGGTGATGCTGGATTCCTCAATCTGATGTTCAAAGCTACGCCTTTTGTATTTGATGATGATACTCCCTCAACATCAAACGGTGCTGGATCAATTGGCGATTTGATTATGATCAACGCTGATTTTATGCGTTTTGTTCTTGGTAAAGGTAAAAACTTTGTTATGACAGAGTTCCAGAAACCTGAGAATCAGGATGCACAAGTTGCTCAGTTGCTTATCTATGGGAACTTGACCACTAATAACCGTCAACGTCAAGGACGTTTAACTGGCATTTTGGCCTAAGTTTAAATAATTTAAAGAAAGGATTACAAAATGAATAAACTACTTGGTATTGATATTTACAGAGTTGATACTACGCCTACAGCGGAACTTGGCTCTGTTGTGGAAGATGTTCGTGGTGGTCAAGGTGATCTTGCTGGTCTTGGTTATGATGTAACTCGAATCCGATACTATGATCCGGGTGGACAGTATTGTTACGTCAAAGCTTCTGGTGTTGGTGGTATTCTCAATGGTGATGCTGTTATCATTGATGTTGCTGCTGCTGACGAACCTGGATCTGTTGTACGTACTGTTACTACCACTGCTGGTCAGCGTGTTTTTGGTGTAGCTCTTGTGGATATTCCACAGAATAGTTACGGTTATGTCCAGATTCGTGGACGTGTTCCGTTTGCTGCTTCTGCTAATGCTGCACTTCGTAAAGGTGTTCGTATTGCTGCTGCTGGTGTTGCTGCTGATGCTACACTAGGAACAACTGCTGCTGGTACTGCTGGAGAATTAGCTTTGCTTGCTGCTGTTACTGTTCCTTCATCGTCCGGACGTAGGATTATGGCTCTTGATGCGTCTGCTGATGATGGATCAACTACACAGCTTCGAGTTGAAGCGTTGATTCTTGGCTAGTTAATTCAGGTAGATAGTGCAGGTAACTTTACTTATCACTTAAGCACTTGCGAGTGTGACAAATCCTAGATATTTGGACTAGGCTACCTGAATTTTAAAGTTTAATGTGAAGTTCTATATTCATTAAAGATGCAAAGTGTGTAGGGGTGATGTCCTCCGCTTCACATTAAACTTTAAATAATTTAAAAGGGAGACATAATGTCAAAGATTACTGAATCAAATCCTTTTTACTACGGTCGTCCAGGTGGTGAACAGATCTCTGGTGCTCCAGTAGTTGAAACTAAATTGAATTTTGATTCTAATATTGTTGTTCGTAAAACTAAACTTCCTGCATCTCTCCCTGTTCTTCCTGTTCCTGTGTTTCCTGGACCTGGAGAGTTAGTGATGATGGAATCTGAAGAACCATTTACTTCCTTTGATGCTGAAGGTTCTGATGGCTTGGATTTCATTGATGAAGTTCCTAAAAAGAAAGGAAAGAAATGAAAGGTATTCTGTTACAGATTCTTATTCCACAGTTTCTTGCTATCGGTCGTAGTCTTGCTGTTTGGCTTGCTGCGAAGGATGACAATGATACTGGTGGAGATGATATTGCTGCACGTGCAGTGAATCAGGCTCTTGATGAAGTTGATCGATACTTCAAATCGAAAGAATTTAAAACCCCGTAACCGTATTTAAAAGAGGGAGGATCGGAGACGTACAGATTTGAGAATAGGTACACAATCTTTTGACTCCCTCTTTTAAATAATTTAAACTTGGAGCAATGTTATGTCGAATGATCTAGATAATCTTTTTGGAGAGGACACACTAAAGAAAGCTGAAGAATCTTTTGCTGCTTCTAGACCTGTTGCTCCAAAGAAAGCTGTCCGTAGGTTAATTGTTAATGAAAAACGTATTGATAAATTTACTCTTAAACGTTCAAGAGAAGTTCTTTATCCATCACGATGTACTCAAATTGGTTGTAACTATGATGCCGCTAAACGTAATGGTTTACGATGGCCTAAATGCAGTCCTGAAATCCAAGCTGAGTTAATTGATGTGCTTGCTAGACACGTAGCAGAAGTTCATAATGGTTCTGAAGCACATATTATTGATGAGGATAAGATACCTACTTCGTGGTTTGGTACTGCTCATTCTGCTACAGAAGCTATTGAATCTTTTAGTGATGGATGGGGTGAGCAGGGGAAGGAAGATATTAGACCAGAAGTTAGACCTAAAACAGATGTTCGTAATCTCAATGTCTTTGATGAATAGGAATTCCTATGACTGTATCTGATTTAGCAACGATTTTGTTAAGAGAACAATCTGAAGCGTTAGATGATCCAGACTATTTCGCAACTGTTATAGCCTGGATCAACGACGCTTGTTCAGATATTGCAGGTTCACACGACTGGAGGTTCTTAAAACGTACCTTTAATATTCCAACTTTTCCAGGACAGTCAGAATATTCATTGCAATTTAATGATATTAAAGATGTTAGATCAATACAGAACTTATCTACTAGGGAATATATTGCTTATAGGGATGATATTCGTATCATTCACAATAGTATTGATATGACTCTTCCTGGTGAACCTGTATTCTGGTGGTTCTCCAAAGCTGTTGATGATCAACAGTATATTCAATTCTGGAGAGTACCAACTACTGTTGTTAATTTAGAAGTAAGAACACATAGATTAAATACAGAATTAGTCAGTGGTAGCAATATGCCTTTCCAAGCTGAGTTTATTCTTTTAATTAAGGATAGAGTCAGAGCATATATGCTTGAGGATGATAAAGATTACGATGGTCAAGATCGTAAGATGCAGGAATATTACAGACGTTTAGCTGAACTTCAAGGTAAAGAAGTTAAAAAGAATGCTGCTTACAGGAGATTTCAACGGAGAGATGTTTCATCTAGATATACAGATCTAGCACAATTACCTCCTGATCATTTCCATTGGCAAGGATAAAGTCTGTTGACTTTCTTAAAGTTCGAAACTCATTTAAGAAAGTTTAAATTATTTAAATCAAATGCCTAGAAAAACAAATCAAGATGTTGGTATTACTTTATTTCCACAGGCTACTTGGTCTGGTGGAATAAATACGTCTGTACCATCAGACTTGATTGCTAACACAGAAGCAGTTGATATTCTTAACTTTGAATTCAACAACGATGATGAGTTAGTAACTCGTAATGGTGTTACTGTTAGACCACAAGGAGTTTTAACATTCACTAAACGTTTTACCTCGATGCATTATTATGAGAATGCGGCAGGTGCAGTACACGTATTAACTACTAATGCAAATAAGTTGTATGAAATTACGCCACTGACTATTGTTGATATTACAGGAATTCTTGTACTTCCTGATGATACATTCTGGCAATGGGTTAATTATAATGGACTGGCCATTGGGGTAAATAAAGCTACGGTAGGAGATAATCCAGTTAAAGTATCTGGTGGTCCTACCGTAGCACCGCTAGGTGGTTCTCCACCTAAAGGCAAATACATTGAAGTGTGGAATGAGAGAGTTTGGATTGTTTCTGCTACTGATCCAAATCAAGTTTATTGTTCTGCTTTAGGAGATCCTGAAGATTGGACATTAGGCGGTGGTGCTGCTAGTGCTGAGATCTTCGATGTAGGTAAAGACGATGGAGATCAAATTACAGGACTGTGTGCGTTTCGTGAAAGATTATTTGTTTTCAAACGTACTAAGATTTATGTCTTTAGTGCGACAGCCACACCTGTTACGGATCTTAACAATGTCAGACTTGATATTTTTGCTCGTAATCTTGGAGCTATTAGTGCTTATAGCATCAAGCCTGTACTTAATGATGTGTTGTTTCTATCTGATTCTGGTGTTGCTTCCCTCGTTAATGCTGAAGCTGCTGGAGACTTTCGTGCAGCTTTGGTTTCTAGGAACGTTAAAGAGATAGGACAGACTAAGAATAGTAATATTGTTGGTGGATTCACATTTACATCTCAAGAGATTACTGCATTTGTTATACCTGAAGCTGATCAATACTGGTTGATGATTCCCAAAGAATTATCAGTAAGGAACATCAATGAAACGTATGTATTTGATTATAGGAGACTTCAAGAACAGCTTGTTAGGTGGGTTAGGTTCGACGGAAGGATTGCTGGAATTGTTATTGACACTATCTTTGATAGCGGTAACAGACTTTATTTTATTGGTGGTTATGATCCTACTGCATCTAACTACAGAGTTTACACTTATGTGAGTAAACCTGAGATATATTCTTTCAGTGAGGATGGTTATCCTTTCTATAAGAACTTAGTAACAAAAGCATATAACTTTGATTTAGCTTTAATCAGAAAGTTATTTGCTAAATTTGGATTATCTCTTGATGTATTAACATCAACATTGCAAGTTAGTGTTACTTATTTCTTTAATAAAACTGAAGTACGTGGTGGAACATACTCATTTAATTTAGAAGCTGATGATCCCGGAGGTTTATGGGATGTAGCTTTATGGGATATTGGATTGTGGGCAGGAGCAGTACAAAACACATTACGTATTTGGAGAAAGTTTAAACACAATACGTTTGGTAGAAAAGGATTAGATGTTACATTTGTAATATCAAATAACCAAGTAAATCAAGCATTAGGAATCAAGAACTTGTCGATTGAATACGGAGTTTTAAACGAGAGAAATGTCTCTGATGTTTAAATAATTTAAAATATATGTCAAATATAGCACGTGCATTTAATTTTATGCCATCGACTCTGATTCAATCCTCACAGGTTAATCAAGAGTTGAACAATCTTGTTAACTTATTGAACGGTACAACTAGTAATCTTCAAACAAGTTTAGTTAATAATGATGGTGTAAATTCAACACTTAAACTAAATCAATTAAACGCTGCTGGTCCAGTTCTTGAGATCTTAGGAGCAAGTGCATTGCAAGGTAGATTTATGCCTAATGCATTTTTTCAGCAGCAGTTTATGATGGTACTTGGGCCTACTGGTTCTTTTGGTTCCTTACCTGCTATTAGTTTGGGAAACAATGGATTTGTTTATGGACATACATCTAGTGATCCTCCATTAGCAACATCAGGATTTTCTGTATATGGTACAGGATCAAATAACTTATTTGTTATACACGCTGCTTCAGCATTAGTTGGTTCAGCATTTACTATCTATCAGTTCCCTGATGTTGTTCAAAAAGTTACTTGGGCGGGAAATGGTAAGCTTAGAATTAGAGCGGGATTTGGTGTTACGCAACCTGGATCTTTTACTATAGTTGGTGGACATTTAGCAGGAGATTTTGGTACTAGACAGTCTGCTGCTACTGGATCTGAATCTACATTACTTAGCCAATCTATTGTTGCTAACGTATTTGGTGTTGATGGAGAATATGCCGTTGCAGAATATGCAGGATTCTTTGCTAACAATGCAAATAATAAACGTATTCGACTAACGTTTGCAGGTACTCAAATATTTGATTCTGGTACGTTTGCTTTTACAAACCAGCAATGGAATATTAAAATTACCATTATTAGGATTAGTGCAACTAATGTAAAATCTATTGTAGTATTTAATAGCGGTAATACAACTGTAGCTAGCGCGTCAATTGTTACTTACAATAATTTTTCAGTTACTTTTAGTCTAATCAATACGTTAGTTTCTTTGGGAACTGGTACAGCACTTGGTGATGTTACTCAAGAATTCTTTAATCTTCACAAATATGCAGGACAATAGGTTTTAAATTATTTAAAGATAGGAGTTGTTATGTCTGTTGCTATTGGAAATCGTTCTGGATTTGAACAAGCTGTCAAAGACAGACAGAAGGAACTTGCTGCACAATATGGAAGAAAAGATAGAATCATTACCAATGATGAAATTGAAGCATTAGCTGCTGAGTTCTTTGGTAATCTTGAAGCACCAGAAGGTGCGGAGATTCTTAAACAGACCCCTATTGAGTTGATTTATCGTACTAAAGATGGACAAGAGATTAGACAGTTTCGTAATCTTAACCCTAATCTTGGTTCATCTATTGGTAAGGTAGATGAGAAAGTACTTAATGCTCCTCCTCCAGTTCAAGGTAGTCCTCAAGCTACAGCACTGACTGATGAACTTGGAAAACAGATTCGTGATTATTATGCACAGTTTCCTCCAGGTACCGGACCAAATCAAGACAAGATTAACGCATTAGCTGAGAAGCTACAGCAACCTGTTAGCTTACAAAATATTGATCCTTCTACTCAATCTTATCTTGACTCAATTGCTGCTGCTACTGATGCTAAGAATAATCAGTTATTCCAGGATCAAGAAGGAGATCTATTAGCTAAGCTTTATGGTCAAGGCACAAATAGATCTACTGTTGCTGGTAACGCTGCTGCTAGATTAACACAACAGCAAGGTTTAGTTAATACGCAAGCTCAATCTGATGCAGCACAAAGACAGTTAGCTGTACAACAATTACTTGCTCAATTAACAGGACAGAATAACACATTAGCACTCGATGCTTTAACTAAAGGTGCTGATATTGGAATGAATCAAGTTAAAGGTGGTCAAGATTTATTGTCTACTTTACTTAATCAAATGCTTCAAAGAGATGTAGCTAATAAGAACTTTGATTTGCAAGGAAGAGAACTTGATATGAAAGCAGATCAAGCTCTTGTTGATAATCAATTTCGTAATGATTCCTTTGAATATCAAGCTGAACAGAAACGTAAAGCAGATAGAGCAGCACTAGTTAAGTCAATTGTTGGAGCTGGACTT